GTCAGGATAGGAAAACGGATTTTTGACGCTTATGCCCGGACCCGCGAAGAAGCCGAGACACATGAAACTGATCTCCGGAACTACCCGGAAAGATCGTGAAAGCCCCCCAGAGAAGACGGCTGCGCCGGTGGAATCCTCGGGAACTCAGGAAATCCTGGATATTCCCCAGCATCCGGATTGGTTGCCGAATGCCCATGCCGTGAATGAGTGGAACCGTCTGGTTCCGCTCCTGATGAAAAACAACCGGCTGAGCGAGATCGGGCTATCCCCCCTGGCCATGGCCTGCGCGCTGCATGGCCGGATCGTCCAGAAGTTCACCGCGGGCGAGACGCCGACCGGGCACATGATGGCCCAATACATCAACCTGCTGAAGCTGCTCGGGATATCGGATCCTGGCGGCAATGGTCCTGCGGGCGGTGTGCAGCCGAAAGAGAACCCGTTCAAGCGCAATGCACGACGGCGCAGCCCGTGATTATGTTGCGATCGCGAAGGACTATGCGACTGCAGCCTCACTCAAGAAGAACGGAAAGAAATACGGGAAATGGATCAGGCTCGCCGCGCTCCGGTTCCTGAATGACCTGAAGCGCGCGAAGGGAAAGAATACGCCATTTATCTTCGATGAGTGGGAGGCGGCCAATCCCTGCGACTTCATCGAGAAGCTGCCCCATGTCGAGGGGCGCTGGGATACCGAGAACATCGTCCTGCATCCCTCGGACGTGTTCTTCATAGTCAATCTGTTCGGATTCCGGAAGCATGCGGGTGGGCCCCGGCGATTCACGACCGCGCTGAAGGCCGTCGCCCGCAAGAACGCCAAGTCCACGGTTGCCGCGGGCATCGGCCTGTACTGTGAGACCTGTGAGGGCGAGGAAGGCCCCCAGGTGATCAGTGGCGCCACCACCGGAAGTCAGGCGCGGATCATCTTCAACATCGCCAAGCGGATGGTCGAAAAGACCTCCCAGCTGCGCGAGGCCTTCGATGTCGAGGCCTTCGCCAATGCGATTGCCTGTTATGACAACGGCGGCACATTTAAGCCGATAAATGCCAAGGCGTCGACGCAGGACGGCTTGAACCCCTCGGCTGTGCTGCTGGATGAGATCCACGCGCACAAGACGCACGATCTGCTGAACGTGCTCCGGTCGGCGGCCGGCGCCCGGGCGAATCCGCTGTACCTGTTCACGACGACCGAGGGGTATGAGTCCCCTGGACCCTGGCCGGAACTGCGCAAGTTCGCGGAACAGGTGCTCGAGGGGATCGTCGAGGCGGACCACTTCCTCGCGCTGTATTACACCCTCGATGACGAGGACGAGGACTTCGACGAGGACGCCTGGATCAAGGCGAACCCGCTGATCGAGGTCAACCCGGTCTTGCTGGCCGAGCTGAAGAAAGAGGCGATCGAGGCCAAGGCGATGCCGGGCAAGCTCGCCGAGTTCCGGATCAAGCGCCTGAATCGTCAGTCCGCGACCGCCAAGGGCTGGATCGTTTATCCGAAGTGGAAGGCCTGCGGCGGCGAGGTCGATCTCGAGTTCCTGAAGCCGTACCCATGCTGGGGCGGGCTCGACCTTGCCTCGACCACGGACCTGTGCTCGTTCCGGCTGGTCTGGCTGGTCGAGGGCGTCTGGTACACCTGGGGGCGGCGCTGGGTGCCGTCCGAGGCCGTCGCCTCGCGCACGGAGCGCGGCACGGTGCCATACGCCTCCTGGATTGAGTCCGGCCTTCTGGAAATGATCCCCGGGCCGCGGATCGATCAGACCGTCATCGTCAAGGCGATCATTGAGGCGAATGAGCAGTACAACCTGCAGATGCTTGGCTATGACCAGTGGAACGCGGCGCAGGTGATTTCCGATCTGACCGAGGCCGAGGTGCCGACGCAGATTTTCATCCAGGGGCCGAAGAGCTACCACCCGGCGATGAAGGCCTTCGAGGGTGCGTACCTGTCCGGGAATCTCCGGCATGGCAATGACCCGGTGCTCACCTGGTGCGCCTCGAATCTGGTCGTGCGCTACGACGTGAATCTGAACATGGCGCCGGACAAGAAGCGGTCGGCGGACAAGATCGATGACCTGGTGGCCTTGTTCATGGCGATGGGTATCGCGATCGGCGTGCAGCCGGAGAAGAGCCCCTACGAGGAACGAGGCATCCGCGTGATTGATTTCAACAAGGAAAAGGAAACCAGAATCGATGGGTAGCCGCCTCAGTCAAGCAGTCAAGAAACTGTCAAGCATCGCGGACCTGAACGACGTCTTCACCTTTGGCGGGATCGGACTGCTGGCCTATGGCTTCTGGGCCGCCTGGCCGCCGCTGGGCTGGATCGTCTTCGGCGGACTGCTGTTCCTGATCGGGTATCGTCGATGAGTATTCTGGCACGGCTGCGCCCGATCA